GTTAAGTTCACCTAAAGACATACTATAGTGGTCAATATTGTGCATACCTATACTATAGTATATCAAAGGGGGGAGGGGGGGTTCTCCTATAGGGGAACCTTTAGAATTACATCCAACTTACGGCTCTCGGAGCACTATTAATGTTGTGTCCATTCATAAACTTATCTAGCTCATCATCGAGGAGTGCAGTCTTACGTTCTTGCATCTCCATATCGACATCAGCGGCCATCTGTTCAACCCAATAAGCAACACCCATGGCTAAGGCATCGATCCTATCGTCGTGAGCAAGTGATCCCCTGTCCTTCGTTATCCTAGTCATCTGATATGTCAGCATATACCTCTGAGCTTTCTCAGGAGGATGGTGCTGGACGCTATCGAAATCATGTTGGATAACTTTAGGGTCGAATATAAGCTTGTGTTGGTTCATTACAGGTTCTAAGGTGTCGATAATACGTAGTTCTTTCTGCTTACTATGTCGTACCTCCTCCACCGTGCATGGATATATTCGCTTAAGTACTGGTTTCAGTAGCTCAGTAAACATACCATCACCAAAGTTGCTCTCAATGAGAATCATGTTGACCTTATGTGTCTTACCTACGGTAGCGAGGGCTTCTAGTGTCGGCATACTGTAGCCACCGGAGATGCCGGAGCACTCAGAGACATATAAGTATCCATTAAGCATCTTAACGACTGCGTAGGCGGTCTCATCCTGACCTCTACCAGAGGGATCGATTACAAGCACCGAACCATCGTACTCTACGTAGTCCCCTAACGTCGCTTCCGGCGCAAAGAACTTGTCACCCGCTAGACCTACATTAGGAAGGTCGCTAACTGGCTTCATAACACCATACACGAGCTTCTCAGGGGCTTTGTCGTTGTCCACTGACATAACCATAAGATCTGAAAGCTTCAATGGGTATCTATCCATGTCGGCAAGGCTTGTGTCGAGCATGAACTGCAAGGCGAACCCTGAGCGTCCATAAGATAACTCACGTTCAAGTAAATCATCTGTGTCGAATCGCATAGGATCTACAGGCATCCCTTCTAAGCCCTTAGCGTCATCATGTATGCTATCCCATATCATTGGAGCTAAACGCGCCCCATAAGCTTTCTCAGCCTTCTCTGGGGAAGGATAACGTGCAGGCCAGACTCTCATCTGGTATCCACGCTCCGTGAGTGTATTATAAAGACTCATTTCGCACTGTGGGGTTCCTAAGTATAGGATTTTCCCTTCAGGTTTCAGAACAGCGTCAAACTCCTTCACTGCTTCACCTAACTTCTCCCGCATCATTTGCGTCATAGAGTTATTAGGTACTTCAATATCATCTGCAATGATAATATCTGCACGACTGCCCGTTAGCTGCCCGGTAATACCGACAGATTTAACTGAAGGACTACCAGACGCTAATGCGGGTCTTACGTCAAACGCTATCTTACTCCACCTTTGCTCAGTTGAGGCTATTAGATGTTGGCATATTGGGAGTTCTAAGATTAGGCGTTGAGTGAATGTCGAAAAATCGTCAGCCCTCTGTTTTGAGGCCGACACTACCATGAACTTCTTCTGTGGATCGAGTAGAAGTTGGTGTACGACGAATGCTGCTGTGATGTATGACTTACCTACACCCCGAAAAGCCTCGATGATTGATCTACGAGGACAATTCTGGATGAAGTCAGCCATATCGTATTGAACAGGCGTAGGATCAGGCAAGTTAAGGTGCTTCCAAACAACATACATGAAGTTTCGGAAGTCGTGTAACTGCTCTGGTACTTTATCCATTACGACTCCTATTCTTCTTCTTAGTTTGAATGCGAAGATTACTTGTCGAGTTATTGTGTGGGTTGCGATCCTTGTGATCTACATCCTTACCAGCGATAGCCCCTGCTCCCCTAGCCTTCTTAATCTTTAGTCGGGCTTGGTTACGCTTAGACCGTCTTGCGATCTGCTCTGGCTTCCCTTGGTACTCTCTGTATTCTTTTTTATAATCTCTGTTCAATGGGATGCCTCCGGGGTGAACGGTAACTTTTCTAAGAGGTTACCTAAAGGGGATTCAGTTGTTACAACATCGTGAACAGCTCCGTTATCTTTAAGGAACTTTGTTGCTACTGACAATTCTGCCGGGGTAGCTTCACCTGATGCAACTCGTTGTAGTAATTCTTTCGCAACACTGTCGTGTAGCGCGTCTAATATTGTCTTATCCATAATTTATCCTTTCTTTATAACTTTTGCGATCTTCTCACCGCTGCGGCCTACAACATAACCACCGAGGCCAAGCTGTAGCAACATCCATGCCTCATCACGCAAAGGCGTTGCGAGGAACCCTAAAGAGTCCCCCACAGCCAGTGCAAGAAAAGTTAACATGGTGATGGGACGCCAAGCAGCTACAATAAAATGCTCACTCTTGGCTTCTGATACGACGATAGCTTGCTGGCCTTTAATCATCTCCGTTTCATAATCAAAGACACGCTGCATAGCAGCCGCTTGAACATCGAGAAGATGCCCTTTAGCTTTTAAGCGTTCGTCTTCACTCGTGTGTAGTTTGTCTACGAGTTCGGCAGCAGGTTTAAAGATACCTGCAATCAAGTCCGTTACACCTAACATATTATACTCCTACTAATTTTAAGAAGGTTCCCAATCCCATTGCCTGCCCTGAAAGGACGATACCGACACCAATGGCTAACCATTTTATCTGTATTAATGTCCTGTTAATGGTGGACAGTTGGACTGTTAGTTCTGCTGTTGTTTCGTGTAGTCGTTTAAGTTGTTCGGAGTGGGCTTCCATGCGCCACTCGAGTCGATCAACTCTTGGAGTCAAATCTTCCATAATTTATCCTCAAAGTAATTTAATCATATAAAAGTTAGTGGCGACACCGCCCTCAACAGCGGTCGAGCTTGAGTCACCTGTTTGTGTTTTGACGTTAATCTTAAACGTCTCGCCTACTGTTGCTGCGGTTACAATACCTTGCCACGTCTGAATTTCGTTAACCATTAATGCAGTGTTAGATGCGATGTCTACTTTAGCAAGTAGCTCCGCATTAGACCCCCGCTGCAAGAACATTTCTTGCTTAGTCATGTTACCCTGAGCGTCTGAAAAGTGTACAGAGCAACTGACTAAATATTTACCTGCACCACCTGTGGGTACTGTGAAGATACCTGTAGTTGGGTTGTACGCATTATTCGTGTCCCAAACCTCACTATTAAATGGCACTGTTGTAGCTGTGTTGTGTGCCACAGTTAGACCACCGGTACGTTTTGCGCTAAATCCTATGTCATCAAAGACCCCAGAGGCTGCTGAGGGTAAGTTAGTTAAGTTAGCAGCACTAAAGGTGGGTGTACCATACCTAGCGTTTGGAATTGTTCCTGTTAGTTTAGTTGCATCAAGATTAGAGGTACTCGTAAGTACCCCCGTCACGTTAAATTCAGCTATATCTCGTGCCTTCGTCATCTTAGTCACCACTTTGCGTAGCAACAAAAGCAGCTACGACGTCGGGGGTGTGGACAGCAGCACAAATGGCCTGCACTTGTGGGGACTCTTCAGAATAATCCTGACCAGCTAGGATTACTTTTCTGCTGAAGCTTCTACTAAGCTCTAAATCATCGTCTTTAATTACGGTAGCGGTTCTAATCTGTACGGCTTTAAACTCACCAACAATTTCAATCTTATCTTCTACTAATTCTTTTGTTAAACTCATTTTATTTTCCTATTGTTAAATTAAAAAGTCCACCCCCTCCATCCGAAGGGGGCATAATTTATTTCTTAGCTGTTCGTCCAATACATCGCACTAAAGGCTACGTCGTTTCCGGTTACCGTACCTGACGTCATTAAGGCAATACCAAAAGTAGTTTGAATAGCCGTTGGGTCTGTATGCTTTATCAGTTGGATCTGAGTGTTGTTGTTTAACACCTGACCAGTAACGGGCATATAGCCATCAAAAAGGTGTGATCTACCAATAATACAATTGCCCCCTGCCTGTGTACCTATCGAGGCAGTACCATAAGGTAGATTACCTATGCGTATGGAACCTGAGGCCGTTCCAGCATTAAACTCTGTGGTTTTAATACGACCATGGACAAACACTTGATTACCTATTTTAGTATAATGCCCTTTAGTCACGGAGTCATAAGCAATAGTTCCAAACCCATCACCAGTAGCGGTTGTATACGTAGGAGTCCACGTACCCTCTTCATAGTCATCCAACTTAGTATTGGTTATATTTGCTGTGGCGTTACCAAAATCGACACCTTCAGAAATGTAAAGCGTTTTAAACTGGCTACCCGCAGATCCTAAGTCACAAGCATCATCGTTAGCATTAAAACCATTTATAGTAGGTTTAACAGCAGTTCCTGAAACACGTATACCACCATCTGCAACATTTGTGAGGAAGACGTTAGTACCATCATGACCAACATTAACCACATTGTTGCCATCAACCTTGCCTTGAATTATAACGCCACTAGAGTTTATACGGTTAGCTACTAAAGGTGGGCTTGAGCTTCTTGTTGCTAATATAGTCCCGGTTACGGCTGTATCAGCGCCTACGTGTAGTTCACCCGTAAACTTACCATCACCTTCAACATCTAAAGTTGCTACAGGGTTTTCACTTTTATTAACACCCAAGCGACCAGAAGATACATCTAGGAATAATCCTTTGGTTCCATCAGGTTTAAATACTTTGAAATCACCAGCAGTAGAAAGAGCTAAACGCTCTACACTAGTTCCGTTTCCGTCTTTAGTTATGAAAGAAACACTACCAAATGCGTTTCCAGTGCCTGTAGACCGTAAGATTAATTCCTGAGCATTCTGTACAATTTCACCAGAACCACCACCACCATTATTATCTTGTAGACTAATAGTGGGGTTTGTGTCGTCCACGACTAAATCAGAAGCGTACAGTGTACCACTTGCTTTAATGTTACCGGTTACGTCAAGTTTTTCTTGGGGGGAGGCGTTATCTATACCGACGTTATTCGTACTACCCTCTGCAAAAATCAAATGAGTCTTCTGATCACTCTCAACTCTAAAGTCTACGTTAGCACTGCCTTCATTAAAAACAGTTTCCCACTGAGTAGTTCCATTTCGAGGTTGAAAAGCAATGAAGTTTTGCATAGTACCTGCACGGCGTCCTTTTAAAACTACCGAAGCTCCTTCGGCACCGTCCAATGAATTTTCACACGTTGTAAGCATCTGAGTAAAGTTCTTAGTAGTAACAATATTATTTTGTGCGTCTACGGTATTACCAGAAAAACTCACAACACCTATAATGTCACCTGCGCTTGGTGAGGCAGAGTTACGCCTTAATAATAAATTTGGGCCACTGTTTGCATCATCGTCAGTGCTTTGCAACTCTACGTTAGTGAAGTTATTGTCGTTTAAGAATACGGCTTTATTTGTAAAAGTTTTTACACCAGCTACTGATTGATTACCTGTTACTTTAACAGTGCTTGCAAGAGTGGATGTTGCTTCCCCAGCTTTAGTTGTCGCTATACCTGCTTGAGTTGTAGCTGTTGCTGCGCTGGTTGCTGCCTCTGCTGCTTTGGTAGTGGCTGTAGAAGCATTTGCTGAAGCACCTTGTACGGCTGTGATGTTGTTTGCCACCGCCGTAACATCTGAGACATTTTCTGATACAGTGATAACCTTTTGTTTGTAACCTGTCCCGCCTACAGTTGTGATGCTAGTTTTATATGCGTTTTGGGAAACAATACCCAGTTCAGTACTCAATCCAGATACAGTTGTAACGTCGCTTTCAATACCTGCAACTACGTTAATAGTGCTGGTAGATCCATTAGCGAGGTTAGTGGCGAGTGCCTGTACCGCTGAATTATCACGAGCTGCTTCTGCTGCATTCTTTGCCACGACCGCTGCGTCTTTAGCCGCAATTGCTAATGTCTTCTCTGCCGCTGCTAAAGGAACTTGTGCTGCTGCCGTAACTGCGGAGTCTGCTGCTTCCCCAGCTTTAGTTGTTGCTATACCTGCTTGAGTTGTTGTAGTGCTTGCACTAACTACTGCCTCTGCTGCACTTGTTATTGCTTGTGCTTCCGACTCTGCAATAGCCGTACTAAAGGAACCTGAGTGTGTGACAATTTCCAGCACGTCGGTTGCTTGAGGTAAGTCTTCAAAGTACACTCTATTAGTGGAGGCATCGTGGTAGTAATCACCGCCGTTAGTCGTGCCAATAGTCGGGAGACCTGTTGTAGAAAGCAGACGTACACCGTTTAGATAAACTTCAGCTTTATCATTGAAAGCTGTATCAGTTATGTAAGATCTGTTATTGTAGTAAGATGATGTACCTGCGTCACTGACCGCTATAAATCCATTGCCTCCAGCATTTCTATATTGTTTCTTCACGCTTACCGGAACTGTGAGTTCCCAGCCGGTTCCATTATAAACCTTTAGGACGTTTGGAGAACTTGTAGTGTCGTACCACAAAGTACCAGCTACAGTTGACTCAGGGGCTGTGCCTTGAGCGTAATAAAATGTACCCGCTGCAAGGTTTGTCTCCCCGGCTGTGTCTAAAGCTTCTTGAGCTACGAAGAATAACTGGTTAGCATCTTGGTCTAAAGCGTCGGCTGTTAAAAGAGACGCATCGTTGTAATCGTTTAGGCGTGCGCTTTGACTTGAGTTACGGGTGATACGTATGATGGAACCGCTTGTTGGGAGGTAGGCATTGTTAAAAGTTATAGAAGTGCCAGCTAAACTATAAGCTGAACCACTTTGTGTTTGACCATCAACGGTAACAACCAAATCGGTTGCCCCCCTACCCGGTAGGTAGGAAGGAGTGGTGAAGGCAGTGCTTGAAGATACATTACCTGCCGTATATTCTTGATATGAGTTTGCCATTAAATTTTCCTGTGTTTAATTTATTAAAGGGTTGTTGCCACGGTTTGTGGAGTAGCCCAGACCTAATTGATCTTCAAAGAATTTTTGATCCTGTACTTGATTCCATAATTTCTTGTTTTGTAGAATCACAGTATCTAAAGCTCTGTTACGTGCGTCAGTGATTATCTTTTTAGTTTCTGTCACCCTGATGCCATGTGTTCCGGAGTTGAGTGGGCTGCCTAAAGGTAATTGAGTTGCGTCAGCATAAGATACGATATTAGAAATTGTAATATCGCTATTAGCTGCCATCTCTCGCATCATTGCGTCAAACAAGGACATACTACGTCCATCGTATTGGACATCAACAGTACGTAAGTCTTTATCACCAAAACGAGCATCACGAACTTTCTGTCTGGTAAAATTACCAAAGCCTTGTGCTTCTAACTGAGCAAGAAAATCATTAGCTTTCATGTGGTCGTCGCTGCGGCCTTGTCTCAAGTCTTCCTCATAAGCTGCACCAAACCCAGTGATCTGAGTATAAGCTGCTTCTCTCTCCATGACATGACCAAAGGTATCATAGCGTCTAGGTAGCCCAACCCAGTTAGGGTCAAGCATAGCATGAATCTTCTGATACTTAGTTTTAGGCTGTACAATTTCTGAAGCACCTGAAGCTTCTTGAATCTTCTTAATAGAACTAGGAACCATTGCTAAAGATTTCTTCAATACAAAATCAGTAAGGACATCAAATGCCTTTTCCTGATCCTCACCACTTTCTTGGAGATAACCAGTTGCTTTAACACCTGTAGAAATTGCATCAGTAATACCCTGCGTTAGTGCTGAGTCTCTAATTGCTGAGATAGCAGTAGCAAATGCAATACCTAGAGCGGAGGAAACTTCGTCAGGCAATAAGCCATCATCCTTTACTCCGTCCAAGTTCAGTTTTTCTTGGTGATCCAAGTAACCTTGCAAAGTGTTCGTAACGATTGTTGCCGGGATACGCAGTGGCTCCCAACGTGCAAACGATACTTCCTTGCCGCCTTCAAAGAAGAAGGGATCCTTTATCGTAAGAGGACGCATAGAAGATGTGTTCTTCTCGCCCGTCATCGTGTAGTCAGTGTTAGCACTACCTGAAATCTCACCCTGAGCAAACTTAGTCATCACGTAAGTCATCCACGCATAAGCAACTGCTGCTTCCGTCTTAGCTCTTGCTTGACGTTGTGCGCCGTTAGCTCCACCTAAGTCAGCTTTGAACTGTGGTAGAAGTGCATTGATGCCGGGAGTCAAACGTAAAGACTCGTTAAACAACCATGCGGGTGTTCTAAAGAAGTAGTTACCTGTGATCTTAGCCCAAGCGTTATCCTTTGCGAAGTCTTCGTAGACCGCAGCGCCGTGCTGTACTTTACCAGTAAAACCTTTGCCGCCCTTTTTGAAATCCTTTTTATAAAGAAGAGTTTGCACAGCGTCTAATGCTTCATCTCCCATAGCGTCCATATTATCTGCCTCAGCTATTAATGCTTTAGCTGCGGCTTTGCTTTCTAATGTACCCTCAGAGAATAACGTCTTAGCTGTTTCACGTAGCTCTTTAGAACCAGCATCATCCCCTAGTGTTTTGAAAGCACCTTTACCAAGTCTGTCAATTTCCTTTTGAACATACTGTTCTAACTTCTCACCTGTGTAGCCACGACGTGTGCCGGACTCAAAGATTGGTTTAAGTTTTTTCTCTGTTATGTGGAAGTCATACCCTTTATTAATTTCACGCTGAATGTTGTTGTCAATAAAATCTGTAAGACCTTTACCGCTTAACCCCTGCTTCTGTCCAATCGTTGCCAACTGGTCAAACGCATTAGCTGTTAATACAGACACAGCCGCAATCTCTTGGTTAAACGCATCCGATGAACCTACAAGTCGAGGGAAGACGCGCATGAATTTAGCTGCGTGTACAGACCCTAAAACTTTATTAACCTTCACACCACCTTCAAGGAATCTTGTAGGATCGCGTGTTAGGAATGTTTGTTCGTGTGCAGCCGCTGCGCGAGCAGAAGCCCACGCTGCTTTCATCGACCCAGCCATTTGAGAATATACCCGGAGGTTCTTCTGCCATGTTAACTTCTTTAGTGGGTCTGAGAATGTAGCATCAAGTAGAGGATAGAAGTGTGTCTTCATTAAAGGCCACACAGTGTTAAAGATAATTGTCGATGTACTAAATACACCGGAGATTGACCACTCAAGTAACTGGTCATCGAGCCTTGCTTTCTTTTTAACCATGAAAGTTCTTTCTAGGTCTAAGTCAACTAGCGCCTGAACATTCATTTGAAACTCAGTATCTTGTTCTCTTATTGTGCGAAGCTTTGCTGCTTCCTCAAAGTCCCCTTTCTTAAGAGCCTCATCAATACCAACATTATGTTCGCTGTAAATTCTTTGGAGTTCGTTGTTGTAATACTTTTGTGTTGCTAGAGCTACCTCTTCATCCGACATAGGCTCACCTATCTCTTTACGGTAAGCCTTAAACTGCTTAATAGCCTGAAGGTTTCTACCTGAGTAAGCGTTAGCGTGTTCACGTATAACACCCATGCGGTCTAAGTCATCGTTCGCTTTAATAAGCATATCTTCTAAAAGTTTACGTTCGCTGTCAATTAAGGTGTTCCCCTCTTTAGCCAGCTTACCTACAACACGATCTAACTCAAAACCCATCAGTTCATCAGCAGCG